ATACTATCCCAGATGAAGGTATGTTGTTTAAGAGTGGATTGGCTGTTGGATATACAGTTGCCACAGTTGTATTAGCGAATGTCTTTTTTGCATAAGGTAAATTTATGGCACTTTCAGGAACAGTAGCGTTCAGACCAGATGTAGAAGAGATTATCGCTGAAGCATTTGAGCGTTGCGGTATTGATCCACAGACCCAAACAGGGGATAGAGCGAGAGCTGCTAGACGTAGCCTTAATCTTTTATTTTCTGAATGGGCAAATCGTGGGATCAATTATTGGGCCGTAACGCAAAATACACTTACGCTTGTAAACGGAACTACAGCATACGCTCTGCCAGTAGGAACAATAGATATTATTGATGCAGTCATAAGAGACAGCTCTGGCACTGATACGTCAGATCAAATTATCAATCGCGTATCAATTGCTGATTACAATCAACTTCCTAACAAATCTTCATCGGGAAAGCCAAGCCAATATATGTTGGATAAACAATTCACGCCTGTTGCATATTTTTGGCAAGTTCCAAATAAAACAACATATAGCATGGTTTACTGGGCTATAAATCAACTTGATGACGTAACTGCATCTAACCAAGATGCTGACATACCATATCGCTGGAATGAATGCATTTGCGCTGGGCTGGCTAGTAAGCTGTCATTAAAATATGCAGCAGAAAAGTTTTCTATTTTAAACGAAATGTATGAAAGAGCATTTAACTTTGCAGCCGCATCCGACAGTGATGGTGTATCTTTGAGGGTTCAGCCAACTGCGCTGAATTTATATTGATGGCAAAATACGCAAGAGGCAAAAAATCAAAAGCAATAAGCGACAGAAGCGGTCTTAGAATAAAGTATACTGAACTCAAGACCACTTGGGATGGGCTTCGCGTTTCTCCAGAAGACTGGGAGCCAAAACATCCACAGCTTACACCAGCTAAAAATGTCATAGATGCTACTGCCTTATTTAATCCAAGACCAGATACAGATCCTGAAAATATTAGTTTTTTTGTGGGATATATGTACGATCCGTTTCTAGACCCAAGAGATCGCCCTACAGTAGGGGTAAACAGTTTTGGCGGTGTTGGTGACATAAGTCTTTCTCTAGCCAGTGTACCGTCATCATCTGGGCTGGGCGGCACAGGCGCGATTGGTACTGAGACATTTGAAACTGAAACTGGCACTTTAACTGGCGTTGCTGGTACAGGTGGTGTAGGTGTTGAAATTCCAGCAGCATTTGTCACTGGCGTATCTGGTGGTGGTGGCACTGGTGCAGTAGGCGTAGAGGCTTTAAGCATATCTATTGATGAAGCTGGTGTTGCTGGTACAGGGGCAGTTGGATCAGAAGCATTAGTAATGTCAATTAATGAAGCAGGCGTAAGTGGAGCAGGCGGTGTTGGAAATGAAAGCGCAGTAGTAGACGAAACATTCTGGGGTTCAGGAGACTGGAGTGAAGGAACGTGGGGTAATTAAATGAATTATACAACGCTAAAAACAAATATCCAAAACTTCTTGGAAGACGATTCTACAGAGCTGACAGCATCTGTAGATCAAATAATAGCACAAGCCGAAGAAATGATCTTTCAAAGGTTGCCTAACTTGCCATGTTTTAGAAAAACAACTTCGGCCAATCTTGTTGTAGGCACAACAGATTATACCGTAGCTTCTGCAAGAATGATAAGACAAGTATCAGTCACAAGCTCTAATATTTTATCTTATCTAGATCACAGAGTTGATTCTTATTTGCGTGATTACTGGCCAAACTCAACTACGCAAGGCACTCCTAGAATTTATACTACAAAAAATGCAGGAACTTCTGGAACTGTTATTACAATTGCTCCTACGCCAAACGCGACAGATAGCTATACAGTAGATTTCATCGCTCCAGAAACAGGATTATCAGGTTCCAACTCAAATTCATGGATTGGCGACAATGCAGAAAATGTGTTATTATCAGCGTGTCTTTACGAAGCATCGGCTTTTCTTAAAGCTGGAGAAACTTTGTCGCTTTATAAGACACAATTTGACGAAGCAGTGCAATTATTTGTACAAGAGATGCAGCGCGACTACGCAGCAGAATATAACGGAGGCTTATAATGGCTATATCACAGGCAATGTGTACATTGTTTAAGAAGGATGTCCTTCTGGGTGACCAACACTTAGATTCAGATAACATCTATATTGCACTTTACACAAGTTCAGCAAGTCTAGCCGCAACAACAGACGGATATGTAACATCTGGCGAAGTTGCGAATGGAAACGGATACACGACTGGTGGAAATGCTCTTGCAAACAAAGCAGTAACAGAAAACAGCACAAGTGGTTGTTTTGATGCAGATGATCCAGAATGGACATCAGCAACATTTACTGCAAGGGGTGCTTTAATTTATAACAAAACACTAGGTGACGCATCATCTAACGCAAGAGGTGCAATTGCAGTTTTGGATTTTGGTGGTGATTTTACAGTCGCTGGAGGTACATTTAAAATTGTATTCCCTGCTGCCACAGCGAGCAACGCAATCGTAAGGATAGACTAATATGGCTAGTACCTATGTAAATGACCTTCGCCTCGAAGAAATGGCCACTGGCGAGAACAGTGGGTCATGGGGTACGAAGACGAATACTAATTTAGAATTAATCGGAGAAGCATTTGGCTTTGGCACAGAAGGCATAACTACAAATGCTGACACACACGCCTCAACTATTGCTGATGGCTCTACAGACCCTGTCAGGGCAATGTATGTTAAATATACAGGTACACTCGACTCAGCTTGTACGATAACTATTGGTCCAAACACTGTTAATAAATTTTATTACATTGAGAATGCCACTTCTGGCTCTCAAAACATTATTATTAAGCAAGGCTCTGGTGCAACAATAACAATTCCAGCAGGAGATACTAAAGCTGTCTATTTAGATGGTGCAGGATCTGGTGCTGCTGTTGTAGACGCCTTTGCCTCGTTGTCTGTTGTTGACCTCAAGGTTCAAGACGATCTGACGGTTACGGATGACATGACGGTTGGTGGCACTCTTGGTGTGACAGGTGTTTTAACTGCGACTTCTCTGGACATATCTGGTGACATAGACGTGGACGGTACAACAAATCTAGACGCTGTTGACATTGACGGTGCTGTAAACATGGCAACGACTGCCCTAGTAACAGGCGTCCTGACCACCACGGCTGCGGCTGTGTTTAACGGTGGGTTTACGTCTAATGGGGATACCGTCACCTTTGCATCAGCAAATGCTGAAGACCCACTATTAATAATTAAAAACACAACCAACGATACAAATCCATCAAGAATCCGTTTTGTAAAAGACAAAGGTGCCGCAGGTGCTGATGGCGATGACATTGGCACAATAGAATTTTTTTCTGATAATGACGCTCAAGAACAGACTAGGTTTGCATTAATTCGTGCAGAGGTGTCTGATGCTTCAGATGCTGCTGAAGGTGGTAAACTTAGAATACAAGTTGCAACACACGATGGGGAAATGCAATCGGGTTTAATTATCGTCGATGGTAGTACCGAAGATGAAATAGATGTAACTATTGCTAATGGCACTGCTTCTTTAACTACTATTGCAGGACTATTAGCTTCTAAGTCGCACGTAGTCACAGGCACAGATAACAATGCTTTTGAAGTAAAAACTAACCATTCGGGCAACCCTTCTGCGCTTAGAGTAGCAGGTTCAGGTTCTATAAATGGAATAGCTGGTAGCTTCCAAAACTTTTTTCCATTGAATGTAATGAAAGATAGTGGGTCTGGAAGTTCTATATATGCGGCTGGTAACATTAAGTCTGATGGCAACGTAAGTCTTGCTGGAAACGTAGTTATAAGCACATCAGGTAAGGGCATTGATTTTTCTGCTGGGGCTGCGAGTGCTTCAACAAGTAATTTGCTAGACGAATATGAAGAAGGTACTTTCAGTATGAGTACGGTTACTTCGAACTATACTTTATCTATTAACAGCGGCTTCTACACAAAAATTGGGAGGTCGGTAACAATCAATTACTTGTTTAGTTTTTCTGCGGTTGCTTCGGCAAATAGTCAAGTTGTTTTGAGTGGATGTCCATTCAATACAGCTAATTTTGTATCAGGAACATGCCAGACAGGGGTCGTGAGGGAGAACACCAATACAGGCGCAATCTATGTTGTAAACATACAAAATAGCAACTCAAACTTGGAGTTAAACTCAATGGACGGAGTTGGAACTAACCAGCAAAGAACTATTAGAACTAATGAGGTTTATTGTGCAACACTAACTTACCAATCCGCATAACAAATTAACCCTGTGGGATAGCAGGGTCGGACAGTCCATAACCATAAAGGAGATAAAATATGGCAAACGGTGACATAACAAAAGTAATAGAATACGACAAAATTGAGGTCATAAGTAGTTGGGCAATACAAGTTCGCAAGGCAACTACAATTATGGAAGAACAGGCAGACGGTTCTAAGACAGAGCTTAGTCGTGGTTTTCACAGACACGTTCTTCAGCCTTTCAACTCAGTCTACACGCCAGCAGTAGTTGCTGTTGAGGCTGTAGCTGAAGAGAAAGACAGCGATGGAAATGTAACCAGAGAAGCTGTTGAAGCTGTAACTGGTGCTGATGCAAGCTGGACACACACAGCCACAGACATCTCAGGTGAAGCTGCAAGTGTACAAGCTATAGCTAATGCTGCATGGACAGACGATGTTAAAGCTGCATACAAAGCTATGCGTGAAGCACAAGAAAGTTAACCCCAACCCCGAAAGGAGATCACAATGGCTGAGAAAAAAACAAACACCATTACGATCAATGACGTAGAATACACTGAAGACCAACTTACAGACCAGCAAAAAATGTTTGTAAATCACGTTTCTGATCTGAACCGTAAAATAAGTTCTGCTCAGTTTAATTTAGACCAATTAAAAGTTGGCAAAGAGGCTTTTATGT